TATCTTTGATACCTGTTGAATACGCTAATTCTTTATTTAAGTTTGCTAAAGGAGATAGAGAAGGTGCATTAAGAAGTTTACAAAGAACTAAAGATATAAGAGAAAATCAAATAGAGAGATTAAGAAACTTTTTAGATCCTAATGCAACTAAAGAAATGTTTGAAGATCTAATGAGGGTAGATAAAAGATCAGCACGAATACTAGATAAAGCTATTGCTGGTGGTCTTGAAGGTGCTAAAGATGTAGAAGAAATAGCTAAAAAGTTTGACTTAGATCCTAAGAATCCTTTTTTTAGAGCAGTAGAGGGTTACACCAATGTAGCTCAAAAAATAATGTTAGTAGACACTGTAGATAAGTTTATGAAGTCACAAGCTTATTTAGGAAATCTAGATATGGCAATCAGAGAGAACATCTCAGGTATGAACTTTAGAAAGATGTCTCAGTTGAACCAAAGAGAATTAAATAAGTTACTTGTTTGTTTACCAATACCTAAATTGTTAGGATCTTTAGCTTGATTATAACTATCAAATACTTTTACAAACTCATTTTTTAATTCTTGTTCATTTGGTCTAAATGGACCTAATTTACTATCAATGTTTTTCCACGTATCTTTAACTAAAGTTAAATCAACATCAAACATATCTAAAGGATGTTTACCATCTATTACCATTTGTGGATTATATTGCTGAGTAATAAACAAATCATTACCCATGGTAATGTGGCTGTTTCTGGGTGACATAAGTGGTTTTGGTAATGCCAGAAGACCTTTTGATTCTTTTGATTTTTCTAAAAACTCTCCAAAAGTCTTATAAGGATTTAAACCAAGACCATCTGTCCAACAGTCATCTACTAGAATAACTTCAACACCTAAATCTTCTAGTGTTTTTTTTATGCCATCTAAATCTTCTTTTGTTTCATGCACAACTCTTTGTAACGAGTCTCTTAATTTTGTATCTTTAACATCCTCAAAAAATTCTGGTGGAAATACATTTCCAAGAACAACTTGTTTCAAAGGTTGCCAATGAGTCCAACTATTAACTTTCATCTGGGTAATCTCTATATAAAAAGTGTTGGATGGTTTCTACATCTACTAATTGATTAAATGCAACATGTTTTTCATCTATACTTTTTTCATTTCTTATAATGCTTGTCATTGCATCATCTAATTGTTGCATGTTATTAAAATTCATATCAATACGAAACTCTGGTAAGTCCATAGACCTAAATCCTAATTTTGCTCTAGTTATTCTATATGAAACCATTCTATTCATTTTAACAAGACCATCTAAAAAAGGTTTCATCTTTTCTATAAATTCTTTTGCATCTATATTTTCATTGTGATCTGCGTATATTGTGTATAAGTCCATTATAAAGCTCCTAACTTTTCATATCCTTTAAATTGTGATTTGTATCTGTCATCTTGTCCTAGATATAAAAATTTATATCCGTTTTGTTTTGCCCAAGCACACTCATTTTCTAAACTCTTAATACCCAATCTTAGTTTAGGATTTTCATAATCCCATGCAAATTGTAAACTTTCTATGTTATGATTGTCAAGAGGATAGAGCATAGTAAATGCTACTAATTCATGTTTGTAATAGTATCCCATTATTTTATTTACTTTTACATCATTTTCAAATATTGGTTGGACAGACTTAAACTTTTTATAATCACAATATTTTTTATAGATTTTTTGTAATTGTTTTAAGTTTGGTTCTTTTATTATTAAAGAATTTTCATATAAATTATAATCAGTTTTTGATAACCTAATTCGACAATATATCATCCTTATATTCCTTATCAAAATTTTTATAATAATCTTTAGTCTCTAAAAACTTTCTAGCCTCAGTTAGTTTTTTTCTATTCTGAACAAATAAAACTGGTTTACCAAAATTTAAATTCATACCACCAACTTCTTCTTTTAACTCTGGGTGATCTTCTAGTATAACATAATCTTTTCCTAAGTTACTTTCTAAATAATCTTTAAGTTCATATAGTTCGTCCACATTTGCATCTTGTTGAATAATCATAATTAAATCTAATTCGCCAGAATTTAATTTAGCATAATCTTCCATGAGAACAGATTTATCATATGTAACTTTTACTTTTTTATCTTTCCAAGCTTTTCTTGCATAAGGACATGGTGGTAGGTTACCAAAAATTTTATTTGGTTTAGATATTACTTCATTAATCCAATCTTCTACTTCTTTTGTCATTTGTTTGCTTTGTATGTCCATATTGCATCAAAATAATAATCTTGATAATTTTTGCCTGTTGCTTTATTAAATCTTTTTTCATATAATTTTTGTTTTTCTGAATCTGTTTGATGAGATTTCATACACCACTCTGCAGGTTGTAGTTTTATATTAAACCATGGTTGTTTACGTTTAACCGTATCATAAACAAAATATTGTTCACCCTCATTTGGATGTGCGACAATACCCTCTTTATAATAGTAAGGTCTAATTGTGTTAAAGTTTGTCATATACTCTTCATATACAAACTGAAAATCATATGAATTAAACTTATACAGATTGCCGCTAATAGGCATTTCGTTGTCTTTCCACCATCTGTCCATAGAAACAAACTGGCCCATTTCTACGGGGTATGTGAGGACTGGTGATGGGTCTTTCTGCCATTGCATATCAATATCCATAATAACAGTTGTATCATTTTGACCAGCGTTTATGTAATATGGATTAAAGAAAAATATCTTAGACCAATGTTCGTGTGTGTCTATCATGTCCTCAGACAACTTGATAAAGTTTATATCTTTGATACCCAGATCAAACCAACCATAATATGGTTTATCAGTTGCGATATGTATTTTGTAATCTACTTTTAAATTTTCTACAATTGGTGTTAAGAAATCTTTTGTAAGTTGGTTTATTTCAAATCCTTGAACTTCAGTTCCATATTTCACTAAACATATATTAAGCATAACTATTCCATACCAATTTAATCAATGCTGTAAAAAATAAAAATGTTGGTATTGATATACTAGTTTTTAGTGCGAGGATATTTCCTAATTTGAATGACCAAAATATAGTTATCCATAATAAAAGTATATTCAATAATATTATATTATTCACTTTTCCACTTTTCCATTTCAATATTGTCGGATTGCATGTTGGCTTGTCTTTCTTTTTCGAGTCTCTCTTTCTTTGCTCTTCTTGACTCTTTCAATCCGATATCAAGTATTTTTTGATCTTTTTCTATTTCTTCTAAAAAGTCTTTGTTTTTTTCTTTTTCTTTTTTGTAATAGCTTGGATGTTTAAATTCAAATGTCATAAGTCTTCTACGTTATTTGGTTGATGCATTTTTACAAAGTACTCTGCATCCACCAATACTAATGGTTTTGATTTATTCCTTTTTATTACAACTAATGGTTCACCTTTTTTTGCATTACCTTTTGCTTGTTCATAAGCATCCCATACATTTACTTTCTCAACATTTTTACATTCTATGCTATATGGGAATTTGCGTCTGGCATCTCTTGCCATAATTAAATCTTCACCACTTGCTCCCATTGATCTAGATTCAACATCTTCCTCATTAACCATTAAGTGTTCAATGAGTTGATCTCTAACCCATTGTTGAAGTCTGCGACCCTTTGCTTTCGCTGATTGTGTTTTCATATCTCGCTACCTTACATATTTCTATTTCATATTGTCTGCCGTCATAATCCTTTTCAATTCTCGTAAGAGGACCATCTCCCTCATGAATATAACCACAGTTGTTGCAATATTTAGACATCTACTCCAATCATGGTATTAAGAGTTTGACCAAATGAAGTTGTTTGTTCTGGTGCCTGTGCCTTTACAAAGATACCATCAACCATTCTACCTTTTCTATGTTTAATATCGTTGTATGCTGTCTCTAAACATTCTTCCATTGTTATTTTATTACGTGCCATTATGTTTATCATAACAACTAGCATATCACCCAAATCATCTTTCATATCTTTACCTTTACATACACTATCACTTAACTCACCAAGTTCTTGTTGTAGTTTTAAGACTTGATCTTTATCTGTGCTACCATCTATTAAGTTTCTATCTTTATGCCATTGGCAAATTTTTTCTATTAGTGGGTTGTTTTCATATTTCATTTTACTCTCCTAATGATATGCTTCTAAAAATGTTTCTAATTGGTCGTATCCACCAATATGTTTATCGTCTATAAAAATTTGTGGCATAGTTCTTGCGTTGGGTACTAACTTTAACATTTCTTGTATATCATGACCCTCTGCTATATTTTTTTCTTCAAACTCTATACCTTTATTATTTAAAAGTGATTTTGCTTTGACACAATAACCACACATAGGTTTACTCCATACTATCGCTTTCATCTCGCTCCTTTTCTTTGTAGAAGTAGTTATCGTCATCACCGAATGCCCACTTTCTCTCTTGTTCACATGTAAAGTATCTAGTTGATACTTTAAAATCTGGTCTCTTTAATTCTGCTGGTGTGCTTGATTGTTCGTACCATAACATTCTATTATTTGGTTGTGCAAAGAATTGGCCATTTTCTAATTTACCAAAATTAAATTGTTTATGTTCTTCTGGCACCTCTGATAGATTTAAGTTAGTGGTATTTAAATCACTATGACAACTATCGATAGAGAATAGATACTCACCTTTCATACGTCCACCACCTTTTAACATTATATCCACATCACAATTTGCTAGTAATACTTTTTTCCAAACTTGTATCTCATAACTAAATGCATCCCATAACTCTAACACATCTAAAGGTAATTGTTCACTTTCAATTATATCTTTCTTCCACACAAATGCTGACAATGGAAACTTATCAAAACAAGCACCATACTCTGGTAGATATGCTTCAAAGTATAATGCTCGTCCTTGAATTGATTTAACTGCTATGATCGTTGCATCAACAAACTCGCCATGACCATCTTCTAAGTCTCGTAAGTATTCTTTTCTTACGTAACATTTAATATGTGGTAAGTTTGCTACAAAGTTCATAAGCTATTCCTCTTCCTCATCTATATTGTAATCTAAATCAGTAATCTCTTCGCCACAAAATGGACAATACCTTGGTGAGTATAAGTCATCATCCATTTCATAAGAAACGGTATAACTTGCATCACAATGATTACACAATATAGTTTTTTTAGCCATTTACTACCTCATCGGGTCCGTCAAGTGGCGATGAATATAATGATTCTTCGTCTTCGTCATATGCATCATCCCAATCACCACTCATACCAGCAACTTCATATTCTGTAACTCTGTTTTCAAAGAAGTTAGTATGGTCAGCTGCATTTAGAATCCACTCCAACCATGGTATAGGATTCTCTTTTACTTTAAAGTTAGTTTTTAGTCCTAGTTGTAAAAGTCTTCTATCTGCTATGTATCTGATATATTGTTTTACATCTTTTTTAGGAAGACCTTCTATGTCGCCCATCTTGTAAGCAAGATCAATAAACTTATCCTCTAGTTCTACAATCTTTGTTGACATTTCATATATTTTCTTTTTAAAATCATTGTCAACTATTCTAGCGTTCTCCGAACAGTATGCTCTAAACAAATGAGCAATACCTTCAACGTGCATAGACTCATCTCTTACAGACCATTCTACAATCTTACCACAACCTTTCATTTTACCAAATCTTTGAAAGTTTAACAACATTATGAATGATGCAAATAAAGATACACCTTCATTGAATACAGATTTTGCTAGAGCAAGTCCTAAACCTTTTTTAGTAGTTACATCTGAATCCATCATGTAATCTACTTTGTCGGCCATTTCTTTGTATTCTAAAAAAGCATGAAACTCTTCGTCTGGTAATCCAAGAGTTTCATTTAATAGTGCGTATGCTCTTTGGTGTATACCTTCTCTGCTTGCAAACGAACCAAGCATATTTCTTACTTCGTTATTTTTAAATTTAGGGATAAATTGATCGTAATAGTTTTGACCTACTGCTACGTCTGATTGAGTAAATAATCTTAAAACGTTAGTAACAAAATCTTTTTCGGTAGCTGTCATACGTCCACCTTTCCAATCTGTTACGTCCTCAGATAAATCAACTTCGTCCTCAATCCAATGAACCTTTTCGTGTTTGACTACCATATCGACCGCCCACGGAAAATAGAAAGGTTTGTATGCTTCACTAAATCTAGTTAAACTACCACCTCGTCTTTTTAAAATCTTTTCTGAATTTTCTAACAGTCCAGCATATCCACCAATACGTTCTCCATTAACAAAAATCTGTGGTACAGAAGCAACTAATCTTACATCTTGTTTTGCAGATTCGCTTCTCTGTAATTGTTCTTGCGTATCATTTACTCTTTGATAGAATTCTAATTTTTCTTCCTCTGAAGCCAATTGATGTTCAACATAATCAATACCATGTTCATTAAACCAATTCTTTGCCTGTACACAATAACCACAGGTAGGTGTCGTATAAATTTGTACGTCCATTTGTTTATCCCCTTATCCTTGACAATTAATACAATCGTCTTCTTCTTTTTTAATATCTTGATAGTCTCTTAATTTATTCAATTCAACTTTTTGACTTACATTCTCAGCTCTGTTAGATACTTCAGTTCTCAGATAATATAATCCTTTACATTCATTCTCCCATGCTTTAATATGAGTCTTTGTTAAGTATTTCTTCGAAGCACCTGCTGGAAAAAATACGTTTAAAGATTGTCCTTGACACAAATACTTTTGTCTTTGACCACCAAGTTCCACTAATCTAACTTGGTCTATCTCAACTGCTGTCTTAAACACTTCCTTTTCATGATCTGCTAAAAACTGTAAGTGTTGTACAGAACCACCATTAGTGATTATACCTGTCCACACCTCAGACTTATTCATATCATATCCGTCTAAGACTTCGGCCAGATATTTATTCTTTATTAGATGTGAACCAGCTCTTGTTCTATGCGTATATGCATTTGCTTTGTGTGGTTCAATACTCGGTGAAGTAGAAACTATCATTGATGAATTAGCATTAGGTGCTATCGCCAACAAGTGTGCGTTTCTTCTACCTGTACCTTTCATGTCAGGTGCCTCACCTCTTTCTTTTCCTAGTAATAAACTTTCTTCAACAGCCTCATGTTGTATATGTTCAAAAATTTCTTTATTAATATCATCTGACTTTTCAAATGGTATTCTATGTTTTTGTAAATATGAATGATAACCCATCGCACCAAGACCTAGTGATCTTTCTTGACTTGCAGAATATCTTGCTTTAGATAAATCATCTGGTGCATGATCTATAAAAAATTGTAACACGTTATCTAAGAAACGTATTAAGTCTCTTACAATATTTGTATCTTTCCAATCATCATACATCTCAAGGTTTAATGATGATAGACAACAAACTGCTGTTCTCTCTTCACTTGTTGCTAAATGAATTTCGTTACATAAATTAGAACCATGTATTTTTAGTCCTAGTTTTTTTTGTGTTTCTGGTAAATACTTATTAGCTGTATCAATAAAGTTTACGTATGGTTCACCTGTTCTAAATCTTACTTCTAAAATTTTTTCCCAAAGTTTTCTTGCTGGCATTGTTTCTCTAATCGTACCATCATTAGGGTCTTTTAGATGCCATTCTTTTCCTTGTTTAACAGCTTGCATAAATTCATTTGTAACGTTTACAGCGTTATGTAAGTTTAAACATTTACGACCAACATCACCAGTTGGTATTCTAACAGATAAAAATTCTTCGATATCTGGGTGCGATACATCCATGTAAGCCGCATAAGAACCCTTACGTGTTTTACCTTGTCGATATGCAATCATGTCAGCATCGACTGTATGTAAAAATGGTATTGGGCCTGGTGCAATATCTGATACTGATCTAACTGCTGACCAATGTCCACCAACTCCACCACCTTTAACAGACAACCATCTTAATTCTGCTGTATGATCTATAAGACCTTCTAAACTATCTGGTACAAAAGATAGAAAACAAGAAATGGGTAATGCTTTAATTTTTTTATTATTAAGTGGTGCATTTGATAATACTGGTGACGCAAACATAAACCAACCCTTAGACGCATAGTCATATATTCTTTGTGCTAGTTTATTATCGCCATATGAATAAGCTTTAGATGCTCTAGCAAATGCTTGTTGTGGTGAAGTCTCACCTGTTTGACAGTAATAATCTTTTAGTAATTTGTTTGCTTGTTCTGATAATAATTTGTCTCTGGCCTCATCTATTTTGATACCCATATATTGTGTCATTTGTTAAACCCTTTTCCATTCACTTAGTTTTGTTCTTGCAAGTAATCCATTAAATGTATTACGAGCAATGATGTCTTTAATATCTCTTTCAGTTTTACCTGAAAGAATCATTTCGTTTATATCTTTTTCTTTTATATCACTTGGCCAAATAACAACATTGAAGTTACCTTCTATATATGTTTTTACTTGTTTCACTACCTCATTGTTTCTTGGCTCATTATCAGGTATCAAAACAACATCATCACCATTAACTCTTAAATCAGATTGTGCTGTCGCAATACAATTATCTAAGAACAAACTATCAATAGGACCTTCAACAACATACACTCTTTTAGACCAATCAATATCGTCTAAACCATATATCTTATTTTTACTCTCATCCACTTTAATAGTTATATATTTTGGATTTTCATTATTCAATGCTCTACCTTGAAAAGCGAACATGTCACCCTCCTTAGTATAAAAAGGAATTATAAGTCTTGGGTGGTCTTTTTGAATAGATGAAAATTTATTTTCAACAACCGTATTTACCCACTTATAAAACTGTGGAGCATAAAATATTTTATAATGTTTATTAAAAGGTATATTTCTTTTTAAGACAAATTGTCTCGCTGGATGATTATCTTCTAGTTGAGATACCTTTTTCAAACTACGCAACTTAGAGTTGCTATCTTTAAACATTTGTTTTAAGGTTGTGGATAACTTTTCTGCTGGACTCTCTTTATGTGTTTTATCTTCTCTATATTTTTCTGTTACAAACTGATTATATAATTTTTCATCTACATGTTTTATTAGTTTAATAGCTGAAGTAGATACGCTACAATTATGACATTTGTAAATATAAGAGTTACCTTTAGGAAAGATATATCCTCTTGCCTTTGATTTGTTTTTTTGAGAGTCACCACAATAAGGACATCTAAAATTAAATAAAGAATTAGATTTCTTTTTAAATAGAGTTAATTGTGGGGATAATAATAGTATATACTTTTGTTCAAGATAATCCATGCTGTCATTATATACAGATTAGGCAGTATTGTCAAGGTCCTTTTTAATCCAAATGGTATATTTTTTTACTATTTCTTTCCAATTATCTTTAGGTTTACATTGTAAAAAATTTATCAACTTATCATACTCCTCTTGGTCGCAATCCAATAATCTATCAATTTGTAAAATATGATTAAGTTCGTGTTTAGGATACTCTTTTAATTTTGTAAATTTTTTAACATACCATTTTTTATCATATGGTATGTTCCAATGTTTACACAACATCTCTATTCTTTTAAAAAACAACAATCCCCATTCACTTAATAATTCTAATTCAGTAAATATTATTTTATGTTTTAGAGAATGAATAATATCGTATTCAGGTGTATTTAAAATATTGTGTGTATGTTTATCGTCCTCATTCGTAGAAAGTTTAACCTTATAAATGTGTGTTGATGGTGGTGGACAACTTTTTTGAAATAATTTTAAAAAAGAATCTGTATTAAGTTTTTCTGTTATATGAATATGTTTATTTGGTTCAAGTATTATTTTATGCATACCCATAAAATCATTATCAAAAATGATATCTGTATCTTCAATCTGACCTGTGTGAAGACCACAGAAATATCTAATGAAATCGCCAAACTCTCCAGCGTTATAGGATACACACATGTTCATAATATAATTATATATGTTTAGGAAACTACAATACTAAAATTCATTAATTTATGTAATGCAAAACCAATTACTATACATCCCCCAATTAATAACCATCGCCATCTTTCTAATACACCAACTCTATCTTTTAAATCTTTTTTAATTGAGTTGATAGCAACAGTTTGTTCTTCATGTTGTTTTGACATCATAGTAGAAAGATCATCTTTTGTATTTTTAATTCTTTCATGTATGATCTCTACATCTTTTTCAAATTCTCTTTTTCTCTCAACGGTATCTTGTTCTTGTCTAGCGATTGCGTCCTCTTGACTGGCAAGTTTTTCTTCATGAACAGCTAACATTCTATTAATAGAATTAGAAACATCTGTAATTTTTGTGATTGCGTTATCTAGTCTGCCATGAATCAACTTCATGTCAGCAACTTCTCGCTTAAGAATTTCAACATCTGTAGCTAGTTTATCGGCCATTTTTTCCTCTTTACTCTCTAGCTATTTATTGTTTTGTAGATTCGCTCTTCACCTCTTCTGGTGTCTTCTTACCACCTATCATATCCCAAAAATTATCTAATGCCATTAATTTACTACCTTCTAGTTTTTTAGGTACCTGACTACAACCAGTTAATAATAATATTACCATTGATGTTAAGAATAAATGTCTCATTCCTTATACTACCAGATTTTTACTAAATTGTCAAGGTTATTTTTTCTTTAAATTCTTGACTTCTTGTTCGAGTTTGTTGATACGACTCATAAGATAAGGATACTTTTTCATTGCTCTTTCTTCTTTAGTTGCAATTTCTATATCGTATCTTTTTGCGGCCCATGTATAGAAACCATCTACCTTTGCATAAAACCAAATACCTACTTTAGTTTTCTTAAACCATGCATTTGTAGATTGGCCTAAGATTGCTGAAGCTGATGCTTTCAGTATGAAAAACCAAATACTAATCATTATCTAATATCGTTTAAGAAGGTATCAATAATAGTTGATGCATCATCACTTACTGATATACCCATGAAAGTTGCTAAGTCTGTCATTGTTGCAGAGTCTTTATCTAAAAGTTTATCTATTTCTAAAACATGCACTCTATCATTTTTAACACCATCTATGTAAGTTGGATAACCTAAAGGATAATTTTTAACCGTGTTAGTGATTATTTCTACACTACCATCTGGTTTACCAATTGGGTCTTGAGCTGTGTACATTGTACAACCCAATAGTGATTGTGCTTGTGCTTTATTAGCTGCTTTTGTAGAGTCATCCCAACTTGAATTACATGCTTCTACTCTAGACCAATATGTATCAAAGTGTGGTGAATATACGTTGTGAAAATCTACAAATATAAATTTGTTATCTGTGCTGGCATCTCTTACTGTTTCGTATAAAGTTGTATCACCTTTTGGTGTCCAAATAGTAGAACCTTCATCACCCTCAACAGTAAAAGCAATTCCTTTTAATGCTGTTGCTGGAACTGGTTTACTTTCGTCACCTTCTGCCCAACCTGTTCCCCAACCTGGTCTTGCTGATGTTGAACCGTCCTCATTTGTTATTGGCACACCATATTCTAAGCTTTTTGTTTTTGTTGCAACATCTGCCATAAATGCAGCGTTGTCTGAAAAAGCCTCTATTTGAGCTTTAGTCCAATTATTAAAAGGATAAACAAACCCAGTATTAGCTGATAGTTCATATTTTTTATATGGTGCAGTTTCAATTCTTTTTCCAAAAGGACCATAGACAGAGCTATATTGTGCATCAGAAATGTTATCAACTGCCATTTGTTTTAAAAATTCTCTATTTAAATAATATCTTAAAAAATCATCATAACAACAAGCGTTAGTTGATATAAAATAGTTTTTCATTTTCTACTCCTACCATTTCCTTTTTGCTGAGCTTTTAATTGCACTCCAACCAAACAATCTTACCGCATAGTAAGCTGACCATTTTTTCCAACTTGCTACTTTAGGTTCTGCAGCTTCCATACCATGTAGGAAAACTGTATCAGCGATTGCTCTCATTGTTGCAAACTCTGTTTTTTTAACTTTTTTTCTTACGGCGTTTAATTTTTCATACATTACATCGTGACAAATAGCTGCTCTTGCAACATCAAATGGTGCAATAAAAGCCCAAGCTGCTCTTGGAACTGAAGCCATATCTGTAATATAACCTTTAGGTACAGTTAATGTATCCTTATTCCATTTAAGATCAACTTTGTGTTTCTTAAATAAAGCAATCTCATTTTCAAATAAATCGGTTTTAAAAGTCAAAGACTTAGTAAGTTTCCACTTATTAGGTCTTTTAAATTGACTTGACATCAATCCGTTAAATTTACTCTTCTTTGCCATCTTCTTCTTTACTCTCTTCCTCACCATTTGGTGAAACTGCTTTCTCATAGTATAAAATCAACTTTTGATTTTGTTCTAAGTATCTTTTTATATCTGCCATATTGAGAGCCATCGCCTCATATCCTCTGACAGATATTGCATAGAATACCCATTGTTCGCCGTGTTCTTTCTTGTATTTAGTAATAAATTCATCGAAGTTTGCCTCTGTTACCACATACCATTCAACATTTTGCATACTTAGGGGTTTAGGATGTGGTTGTAAAGGAATAACTTTCTCAATATATTCAGTCTTTACAACTGTTTTTGCAGGCATTTTAAACGTACTACAATTAGTTAGTAGTAGTGTTACCAGTAAGAGACTCAAAACTTTCAAAAAGTTTTTTAGTTCCATTGTTTATCCTTTTTTCGATTAGACCAGGTTTTTTCAAAGATAATCTAGTCAAATCATGTTTTTGTAATTTATTAATTAATTCGTCTTTATACTTAGTTGCCTCTGCCAACTCTAATTGCAACTCACCAGATAACTTACTCATCTTCTCGTTATCTGCTTGTAATTGATTTATAGTATTTTGATTAGTTTCTGCAACTAGTTCTAGTTTTGCGTTACTGTCTTGTAGAATTGCAATTTTATTTTGAGTGGTATCGTAGTAATATTTCGCACCAAAACCAATTGCACCTACGATACCAATTACTAATATTATGCCATATATTTTAAACATTATCTCTCTCTAATTATATGATTAGTCTTTTCTGTATATAGACCATGCTCCCCAAGCGATTGCCGCATAGGCAGCTATTTTTACAAGAGGACCTCCAAGAATTACTAATACGCCAAATGCTATTAAACTTGCACCTGACCATGAGGACATCTCTTTTGCTCTTTCTTTAATCCAATTAATCATATTTTTTCTCCTTAATGTTTATTGTTAATATAAACCTAGGCATTGAGTAAGTATTTAGGAAATTTGTGGCGATTATCTTGCCAATTTGAAAGCGGCTGATTGCATCTTTAAGAACTGACTTTTATCACCATTTACCATACGCTCAATTTTTGCCTTGTTGCTTTTATTAACTTTATCATATACACCAATGATCGCTGATGCTGTCATTAGATCAACTTTCATTTGGCCATTACTAAATTTTATAGGCCTGTTTTGTTTCTTCTTAACTATCTGTCTTAACATGTTAATATTGTTTTCGACTAAATCTGATTCTCTATCAAATTCATCAAGCTTTGATAATAAACTTTCTTTTACAGCTGATTTTTTCAAAGCCTCTAATCTTTTTTCTCTTCTTAATCTTAATCTCTCTGCATGTATTTTGTATGCTTTTGTTCTTGCGTCAAGAAACATTTTGTTGTCTTTCTTTTTCTTTTTAACAACAACAACTGAACTGTCATCACCTGTTCCAGCAACAGCTGGACCTGTAGCATTTGCTGGTGCGTCCTCAGTTCTATAATTAATACGTTCACCTGTATAAGGGTTTACTTCATCGTATATCTTTTTTTCTTTACGCATTTGTAATATCCTCTAGAGAAACATAAATTTTTTCTTTTGATTTCTCATGTATAACAGGAAAGATATCAACTCCTAGAATAGTGTCAACAGGTGCCTCGTCATCAAAGGCAATAACTTTATCACCTTTCTTAGCAGTTAACTCTTCCTCTTCTTTATTTAGTATATCTTGCTTGAGTATATATTCACCTTTAGGTAGTACTTCCCCAAATCCCACAACTTCCTCTGATATTTCACCATCTAATTCTACGTTATTTTCCTTTAAAAACTTAACAAATTCTTTTTCAAATACATCTGGGTCATCTACTGATTCTTTAAATGTATCTTTTAGTAGAAATAATGCAGCTGCATACGTACCAACTTTTGTACGTAGACCAGGAACTTTAGCAAATATTTTTTTGATGTTGAATACTAGTTTGTGTAGTATTGTATATGAATTTTTTAGTTGTGAAGTAAGTAGATCAACAGCAACCTCATCTGAATTTTTTTTCTTAATTCTGTTACCATCTTTATCGATAATACCAAACTTATAAGCATCCGTTTTATTGAATGGTGTTGTAAGTAACTTTAAAAATCTGTATGTTACAAATAAGTCTATCGCTCTACCCATTAAATCTTCCTTAGTTCTTCTAGAACATATTCGTCATGTTCTACCTCTGTTAATTCATTCTCTTGTATCATATTTAGATATAATAAGAATGATTTAAGTACATGCCAATGTTCTCTTTCTATTTTATATAATAGAAGTGTTATACTGGCATCTGTACCAAATACGTTTTTTAATACTATGAAGTGATTTAATAATAGACGTTCTTTAAGGACTTTGGTATCGACATACTTTTTGAAAAGACGTTTGATGTACTTAAATCTCTTTAAGTCATCATGAAACTCCAACTCCCCCTCGCATTGTGGGTTGTTGTAGTGCTTGATTGCAAACATAATAACATTTTCCGAGGTAATCTTCTCGTACATAATGTTAGTATTTATGCGATCTTAGCAGTAATCTTACAAGTATTATCCTCTTGCATCTCATAAGTAAAATTAATTTTTAATCCACCTTCTACTTTATGAGATATACCATCATCGTTAATAAATTCATCAAATGGTGTGTTTTCATCTTTTCCAAATCTTCCACCAAATAACGTTAATGGTAATGAGAAATTTCCTTTATCGCCTTCCATGACTGGTGTAGCACCAAACTGTAAACCAACTCTAGTCATAAGTCTTTGTCTTATGTGGTTAATTGCTTGTTCTGGTAGTTCATGTGTTTGTCTAGCTAATGCACCAACGTAAGCATTTAATGCTCTTACTACGTTAGGATTATCTAAAGCAGCCATGTTGTTACCATGAACACCATTAACATCTGGGCTTTGAACAGTAGAGTTAACACCGTCTTCGGATATGTATTTTTTAAATGACTTCATTTATCTTTCCTTAATAATACCTGGGGCGATAAACGCCCCAAGTAAGTATTAAATATTAGTCGTCTGATACCTCAGCAACACCAGTATTAGCAGCTGCAGCGTGAGAAGCAAGAACTACCCAAGCAGAACCAGTCCACATACATGTAAGTGTGTCACCAGCAGTAACAAAGTCTGCGTTAACAAATCCTAATGGAGTCGCAGGTGTCATCTCAGTTGAACCACCGTCTGTATCGTGAACGATGATTTTGATTTGACCAACTACTGTTCCGTTAGCAAGTGTAGTTGCGTTTGTACCAGCAGTTTGTAAAAGTGTCAAAGCTGTTGATACAGATATCGCAGTTTGCGTACCGTCAGAAATATCTTCTACTGAATTTGAAAATCCAATAAAAGATGGTAAGTTGTTTATGAAGTTAGTTACACTAACTTTTTTGTTAATCGGTGTACCACTTGGGTCATCGATTACGTGTAATAAGTCAGCACCAGCTATACCTGTTGAAAGGTCAGTTAACGCCGTTATCTTTTTATCTGCCATTTTAGGCCTCCTTTATATTAACCCCGTATGTATTTGGGGAATGTTACTTGTAGCATTTACTACAATCACTTAATAGCAGCTTTCTCTTTCGCCTTTTGGATTTCGATTTCTTCAGCAGTAGGGGCAGGACCTCCTAATGTGCCGTTGTCAATCGCACCACTTGACGTTTCTGTGCTATCCTCATTATTAATTTCTTGTAGAAACATTTGACATTGTTGTTTTGCACCTTGTAGTGCGTTCAACAAAGCAATTGCTTCAATTTTTTTCTTATCAAGGTCTTGAATTTGGTCAGTAACTTTTTTTACGTCACCCTCCAATTTTTCAAGTCTTGCCTTTATTTTATCATCTTCAATTGACATGATATATTCACTCCTTGTTTATAATTATAATCTATTTATGCAACTATTATGATGTTACTGTTTTACTTACACCAACTGTTCCAAATGCAAGCGAAGCTGCAGTTGAACCGTCTGCTGTATCAACGATTGTACCTGAGTTCAATGCAATGTTTGAACCACCGACTGTTAATACGTCTGTATTACCAATACCACAAGATGTTTTTCTAAATCTTAGTGAGTTAGCAGTTGATTCTGAAGCAAGGTAAGTTAATGTTAAGTTACCGTAACCTCCGCCTGAAGCGTCATTGTTAGCAACAACAAGTGTTGGTGTACCACCTGAAGTATTAACCGTGACTTCCTCATCGTAAGTTACTTCTACATCTATTTGTGCGTTAGCATCATTAGCTGTAAAGTCAGTATTTGCTGTATTTCCAACAATAAATCTAACTGAAGATATTGTAGGTGCTTTCAAACCAGTAGTTGATGATGCACCTGATAAATCACCGATCGCAACCAAAACTTCTTCTTGAGCGTCTGCGTTATCGTTACCATTGGCAGCAGTTCCAGCTCTTCGCACCCAACCCATTTTGTTTGCGAAAACATCTTTTTTTGCGTAATCGGAGTTAGTATCAGTAGTCAGATTTTTTGGTTTGTTATCAGTTGCGTCTGCGTCTGTTCCCCATAAACCCATTTGATTTCTCCTTTTTTACTTATTAGTAATTTTACTTTCTATTATTTATAACTATTTAAACCCTAATTTTTTAAGTTCTTGTATAGTTTTGTTAGTGTTTGTGTGCAATATTCCTCGTCCACCAGCACTTTCCCACTCTTTTACGTTCTTTTCATAGTCATCAATCAATAGATTGTTACCCTTTGCAAAGTCCTTTTTTTGACTTCTAACAACTAAATGTATCTTCCCTCTAGGAACCTTAGTGTTTTTAGTCAACCACTTCATTTTTCCCACTCTAGAATTCTTATCTTTACCTGCGTAGGCAGACAAGATATGTGGGTCATATCTAGAACAAAATCTATATAACTGTTTACCCCCAGGCATCCATTCTAAGTCTGCCCAAAAGTTTTTAGTCTGATTTAATATCTTCCAACGCTTAGCAGAGTCCATAGTAGCAAAACTACCACCTACTGCTTTGTCAGCGCCTTTGAGAAAATTACACAATACCTGGTCCATATCCAAGTAAATTGTAGGCAAATCCTCTTGCTCAGATATACCTTGCAACTCAACCAGGTGTTTCATTGAATTACACCTTAGGGTTTATTTCAACTTTAGTAACTGGTTTACCTGTATCAGTTTTAGAAGAAGATATTGGTCTTTTTATCTGTCTTTTAGCAGTATCAACTGGGCCCATAGGTTTTCTTGATTGATCTCTTTTTACAGTCTTAACACCTTGATTTGATGTTGGTGTATTTGCACCAAACATCTCAAAAGGATTGTTATTAGCTGATGTTTCCCAAACTTTTGCCAATGCTTCTCTCATAGAGTAGTTTTTATTCTGAATGATGTCTGCAACAGACTCCTCTTTTTGATTTGCCTTTAATCTTTTATCACCTTCAGCAACTCTTCTATTTTTACCACCCGCTTCAACATATTCTTTTTTCATCGAAGCTCTTGCTTTTTGTTCTCTTTCTCTTTGTTTCATCTTTTGCATTTGTGCTTTAGCTCTTGCAAGTCTGTCTTGGTCTGCTTTTCTTTTTTGCATCTTAGCTAATTTTGCTTGTGCAGCATCTGCTCGACCAGCAGTTGAAAGTCTGTTAGCAACTTTTTTAACACCACCTACTGCAGCTTTACCAACTGCTTTAACTCCTCTACCTATCGCACCAAGAATGCCTTCTAATTGAAGAAGGTCCTCATCTGATAAAGTATCTAAGTGTTCGAAGAATACCTCGTCAGACATTTCAAGAACTTCATCAAGAGATTTTTCTTCTTTTTTGATTGCTTTGGATATTGCTTGTCTTCTTTTATGTAAGTATTTGTCGGATGAATCCACATCGCCATCGTTATCAATGTCTTTGTCCTTTCTATCTGCAAATTTTTTCTTAATTGCTTTAGGTTGAACTTTGTCCATACCTTCACCATCGTCTGATTTGTCGTTAGTGTTGTCTTCTTTTTTATGCTTCTTGCTTGAGTTCATAACTTTTTTTGCTACCTCAGCGCCTGCGCCTGCAGCCGCAGCTCTAGCAATACCTGCTATAGCAGGTGCTATTTCTTTAACTTTACTATATGCTTCTGTTTCGTATTGTTTTCCATTTACCGAAAAGAATTTTTTGCCTGCATCTCTAGCAGCCATTAGTGCTTTTGTAAACTTGTTACCTTCTTTGGCAACAGTTTCGCCGAAAATCTGTTTAATCTTTTCTTCGAGACTTTCAGCTTTTGTATCAAAATATTTACTCATTTTTTTACCTTCCCTTTATTGCGTTTAGTAAGTCTCGATAAGATTTCTCAATCTTTTTCTGAAACGCTAGTTTTTCTGCTGGTCTTTTCATACCTGCATGTTTTAAAACAGCCGCTCTTGCGATTGTATCTTTTACTTTCACTTTTTTACCATCTTCGAATTCTACATCAAATCGACCCTTTAAGTCAACTGATTTTCTTAGTTGCATTATAATATTTTTGTTTGCACCTTCTTCATCGTCTTGGTCCATATCGTATTTTGATTTACGACCTTCGTCTGTAACTTTACCAAGTTCTTTTTTCTTAAGGTCCTTAGCAACTAAACCTATTCTGTTCAATGCAAAATTCTTTTTAGAAAATTCTGGTTCATCAAACTTCATTTCTTTAACTTTTGTAAATTGTAATTTGTTTCCATATGAAGAATACTTAATGTCATCTCCAACTTTAAATTTGTTTCTAGGTTGTGACTCTTTAGATTGTGCATAAACTCTTGCTTTGTGAGATGGTTTACTTGGTTTATTTTTTCTATCGTAATCATTTCTCATCTTTTGAGCTTGTCTTAAATTTTTGTTCATGCCAATAACTTTTTGTGCGTTATCACCTGGTCCAGCAGTTACTATAAAAAGTTCGCCACCTTCTGGTTTAAATCTTTCATCTATTGTGTCTTCTCTTAATTTTTTAAAATTTTTTCTTAAATAATCTTTTGCTAGTCTTTCATCTGTTGATCTGTAAACTTCTTTTTCATTTTTATCTAATACAACATAATTCATTTTGCCATTTTTTCTTTGCATAGAAACATATGGTTTGATACCTTCATCCATTTCAGACTTAGGTTTTTTACCAGCTTTTTTCATTGATATTGCAATCGCAGCTTGTTGAGCAGGATTAGCTGCCTCTGTCTTCAATGCTTTTTCTAAATCATCTGCTTGTTTACCATGAGTTTTAGAACCACTTCTAAGGTTCTTAATTAAATCTTTTACAAAAGGTTCATCTTTTTTATCTAATGCTTCTTTTTGCTCTTCACCATCCTCGTCATCTTTTTTACCTTTAATTCTGTTTCTTAAATCTGCTTTGTAATCTGCAGGCATTACTCTTTCTACTGATTCTAAATCATCAGGTTTCTTCAATGCTTTTCTTAGAGCAACTTTTACTTTACCTGCTGACTCTGAGTCCATGTATATTGGTTTTGGTAAGAAAGAAAGTTTTACAGCAAACTTAGCTTCTTGTAATTCGTATTGTTCTTTAAACTTGACACCACGTTTTAAAACATCTTTTGTAACTTCTATCTCTTTGACACCATCTCTTTTTAATTGTTTCATCTTGTCATCTGCTGATTTTTTATCTTTGTATGGTACAGCAAATCTTTTTTTGTTTTTAGGGTCTGTAAATCTTACAACAAAAACTTGACTTTCTTCTAACTCTGCCAGATCGTTTAGGTCATTAGCCATCTTCTTTGCTTTGTCTTTGTCGTTCATAATTCGACTAGCCTTTGACTTCAACTTATCCATCTTAACCAATGTTTTAATTTTTTCTTGTGGTGTCTTAGCTTTTATCAACTGTTCTATCACATATTCTAACTCTTCCATTAACTTATCATGATTTGCTTTAGCATATGCTACTGCATCATCTTTTTTATCAAATAGTTTTACTTCATTTCCATCTTTGTCAAATACACAAAACTTGTCTGGGTTCTTTTTACTTCTAGCGACATGTTTAGCAGGGTCCATGTCTTTATCTTCTTTTTTTGCTTTATCTTTATCGTCTAGATATGCAGCTACTGCCATCTTTTGAATTTTTTTGTCTGATTTTCCCTTGAATTGTGGAGCATCTGATTTTCTGAAATCGTCAATGTATGCACCTGCACCATCAGAAGGTTTTAACTTCTCGTACATTTTTCTATATGCGTCTGCAAAATTTGATCTATTTTGTGTCATTTTAGTTTCCTATTCTTGTATTTATAAGTATTATGCCCCTACATGTGACTCACTTGAGCCCAAATCTACGTTGTTAGCAGTACTACTTCCTATTGGTTCCATACAGTCAAATACTGACCCTACCGCAGACCCAAACGCATCTGTAGCAGTTGTATCAAAAGGTGTTTCTGCACTACCAGCATTATTAGTTTTTGATAAGTCAAAATCAACAGCACCTGGTGTTGTTGTAATTGTTGATGAAGAAAAACCAGAGCTACCTGCGTCTGCAAAACTAAAAGTACCAGAACCATCGGTTACAAGTGCTTGTCCATCTGAACCATCTGCTGTTGGGAAGTTAAATGTTGTTCCACCAGATTTAATAATTAGTTTAGAACCATCTGATTTAATTGACTCATTAGTGTCAACAAACTGTACCTCTTTATTGCTAGCCATAATAATTTTTTCAGTAAATGAAGCTGAACCATCTGTTGCAATAGATAGTAAATTACTTGAACCAACTCCATAATTATTTGATAATACAAATGCATCGCTTTGATCGTTATCAATACCTAATGAATATTGTTCTCCACCATCAACTTTAAAATGTAAATAAGGGTCACCACCACTTGTTCCACCTGAATATATTGACACTACACCATGAGAGGAACCTGTGTCTGATGTATTGTTTACTTCAAATCTTACTGGGCTACCACTAGTTGATTTTTTTACGTGTAAATCTCTTGATGGTGCGTTTGTTCCAATACCAACTTTACCTCCCTCTGACATGTCCATTCTCATGACTTCAATAGTTGAACCACCATCGTTACCTGTAAATATAATATCCTTGTCAGACGTTGTTTGATTAATACTAAGACTGCCTGAATTACTTGTTAATGTACCATATGTTGTACTACCACCTGCTTTAAGTGTTGTGCCACCACTTCCACTATCTAAAGTGATACCATTTGCTGTATCGATACCTAATGAGTTTGAAGAAACGATATTTAAATTTGTACCATCACCTGTTATAGTCTCACCTGCATCACCTAATACAAGTGATTCGTTAGCGCCTAAAGTAACTCCATCAGCAGTTAATACACCAGTTACAGTTGCACCTGCTGATGTTGTTTCAAATTTTTTACTATTATTGTGATATAAGTCCACAGAACCACTTAGAGTTGCTGTTAAATATGTACTACTATCACTTAATAATTTAATTGAAGTTGACCTTAATCTTAAATCACCTGTCGCTCTATCTCTTATATGAGAGTGTTGTCCGTCATGGTAAACTTCTAAATCACCTGTTTCTCC